ATGAGTGTCTGGATGCCGCAAGCAAAGGCGGACGCGCTTGGTGGGTGTCACCTTCATACAAAACAAGTGAGGTTGGATGGCGACCATTGCGACAAATTGCACGCAAAATACCGAATGCAGAGGTTAGGCTGGTAGATCGTATGGTTACGTTACCAGGCGGCGGTTTTGTGGCTGTTAGATCAGCAGACAATCCCGACTCATTGCGCGGTGAGGGGCTTGACTTCGTTGTAATGGACGAATGCGCGTTTATGCAACGTGAGGCGTGGACGGAGGCGATCCGACCAGCGCTATCAGACAGGTTAGGCAAGGCATTATTTATCAGTACTCCAAAAGGTAGAAATTGGTTCTGGGAAAACTACCAGCGTGGCATCAATGGAGAACAAGGCTGGCAGTCATGGACTTATCCAACTTCGACCAACCCGTTCATTGACAAGGGCGAGATCGAAGCGGCAAAGCGGGATTTGCCTGAGATCATCTTCCGGCAAGAATACCTGGCGGAGTTCGTGGACGATCAGGGCGGTGTATTCCGCAGGGTCCAGGAATCGGCAATACTCCAGCCGCAAGAGCCGCAACCAGGGCGTAACTACATCGCGGGCGTGGATGTGGCGGCAAGCGTGGACTTTACCGTTGTCACGGTGCTGGATGCGGAATCGAAAGAGATGGTCTATATGGATCGCTTCAATCGGGTGGATTATCCCGTGTTGATTGACAGACTTGAGAGTATTTACCACCGCTACCACCTGACTTCGATGGTCGTAGAGAGCAACTCAATCGGACGTCCTGTGATTGATGAGCTGGTTACACGAGGCTTGAATATCGTGCCGTTTATGACGACTTCTGCGACAAAGCAGGGAATTATCCAGAGTTTGCAGTCAGCCTTCGAAAATGGGCAGATTCGAGTCTTAGACGAGCCTGTGCTGATTGGCGAGCTGCTGTCATTCGAGGCGAAGCGCAACGCAAGCGGAAGTTTCAGTTATTCAGCGCCCTCAGGAATGCACGATGACTGTCTTATGAGCCTGGCTATTGCCTGGCACGGGTTATCAGGATCACAAGTAATACTTTGGATGGATTAGGGAGTTAGCGAATATGGCAGAAGCGTACAAGACAATAACAAACGTGCCCGGTTGGGTTGATATGCTGACTTCCGATGGTGTTCCCGATAGTGTAGCAACACTTTACAAGCGCGTTCCGATTCTGTTTCGGGCAATTCAGTTGCGATGTGATGCGCTTTCGAGCGTGCCGGTTGCAATTCTGAAGGGTGGTGAGAACGAGGTTGAGTGGCCTTACCCGACCAAGTTAGGCAACCTACTCTGGCAATGGGAAGCGTCTAACTTATTGGCAGGCGCGGCTTACGGTGAAATTGTCAAGAATAAGTCTGGCTTTCGCAAAGACGTGAAGTACCGCAATCCGTTCGACATGAGCGTCAAATATGATCGGGGCGTTTACGAGTTCAAGCAGAACTCAAGCGGGTCAACGTGGAGCAACGAGCCTGACGCCGGCAAGTTTGAGATGGTTTACATCCGAGAGTTTGACCCGACTCAAGACACGAATCCGGGCATCAGTGCTGGTAAGGCAGCCAATATTGACGCGAAGTTATTGTACGCAATCAGCAAGTTCCCTGAGATGTACTTTGAAGGCGGGGCAATGCCGGTTACTTTGCTCGGTATTGATTCCAACGACCGTAACGAAATTGAGCGGATTCAAAACTGGTTCAAGCGATCGGCGACCGCAATCAAAAACGCCTTCCGAGTGTTAGGCGTTAGGGCTGGCTCGATTACGCCGGTCACGCTTACCCCGCCATTGAAGGATTTAGCCTTTACTGAATTGAGTGAGATCGCGAAAGACAATATCTCAATGGCATTCGGTATCAAACAGACGTTATTGGATTCAGAAGCGGCCAACTATGCGACGGCGCAGGAAGATCGGCTCGCATTCTACGAAGACACGATTAAACCGAGAGCGCGTATTTTTGAGGACGCGTTGAATGAGCAATTATTAGCGCGTGACGGTTTGCGGATCGAGTTCAGGTTCAACGAGATGGACATATTCCAGGAAGACGAGAACGACCGCGCCGACTTGTTGAATAAGCTAACATCCGCCGGCTTGCCAATTGAGGTTGCATTAGAGTTGGCTGGTTACGAGTTGACAGACGAGCAAACGTCAATGATGGAATCGCATCAAGAGCAATTTGACGAGCGCAGGGATAGCGAGCCGGTTACGCCGCAGGTGGATGAACTCCGCAAGTGGCAGAAGTTTGCCGAAAAGCGCGTCAAGGAAGGCAAGGACTTGCGCGAGTTCGAGTCAAGCGTAATTGAGCCGAGTTTGCACGGGGCAGTTGCTGGCGCATTGGAAGGCGCGAAGTCGGTTGATGACGTGAAACATATATTTGAATCGGTTATCACATGGCGAGGGTATCCGTAATGGAAGTTGTCAACCGGGACGAGCTTGAGCGCAGGTTGGCGCGGGTATTGTCGAGAGACTTGCGGGCTGAAATGGGTAAGCTGCTTGATTACTTAGGCGACCCACCAGACTTAAGCAAAGTGCCTTACGAATATTGGCAGAACGGCTGGAAGGACATCCAGAGAGACGTTGAGCCTATTCTGGTTGACACGTTTATCTCACAGGCTGAATCGCTTATGAACTCGGTTGGAATCGGCTCTGATTGGGGGCACTTCAACATGATAGCGGCTGATTGGGGGCGGACTTATACATACGATCTTGTGCGTGGTATTAAAGGCACGACTCGGAGTGCGCTTGAGAAGTTATTACAGAAAAACGTGCCCGGCTACTTTGAAGAGGGATTGACATCAAAAGAACTGGCAAGGCGATTAGAACCTCAATTTGGGGCGGTGAGGTCAGAAATGATTGCCGTAACCGAGACGACACGTGCAGCTGTTGAAGGCGAGCGCGCTTACGTGCAGGAGCTCGTAAAAGAGACTGGGCGTGAGATGGTTTCGATCTGGCTTACCGCAAATGATGACAGAGTTTGCCCAGTTTGTGGACCACGGAACGAAAAACCAATTACAAACGGGCAATTTCCACCGGCACACCCCAGATGCAGGTGTGGGGTTGGCTGGGATTGGCCTAAGGAAGTGAATAAATAATGGACATCCGAGTTGAAGGCGCAGAACAACTAATTGCCAAACTGACTACAGTTCAGCAATTCAACAAGGTTAAGGCAGCGGTAAGTCAGGAAGGTACGATGTTGGCTGGCAAGCTGAAGCACTATCCGCGCAAGGTGTATACGCCGAATCCGTTGATAAAAGCAAATGACAGGGTAAGGCGCGGATTCTTCTGGCACTTGAAGCATGGGGGTATCAACACACCTTATAGACGTTCCGGCGATTTGCGTAAGCATTGGACGCGTTGGATGAGTGATGGCGGAATGACCACGACAATTAGCAACTACATCGGGTATGCGCCGTTAGTGCAGGGTGATAACCAGACTTATGGGCATAGTAGAAGCGGTTGGCTGACTGTTGAGGCGGCTGAAAAGAAATATGGCAAAGGCATACAACAGCGCATTATGAAGGCGGTTGAAGAGGAGTTGAGAAATGTCTGATTTATACAGAGTGAAGATCCAAGTTCCAAACACGATAGTTGAGCGCGTTGGTTGTGCTGAAAAGCGAATGAAGGCTGATGCTGAGTACACGGCTATGAACTGGCGCGTGTTGGGTATCCCTTACGGCGGGCCATTGAAAGGGCGCGATCTGGACGGTGAAGCCTTTACGCCTGACACTGATTTCTGGCTGAAGCGGGGGGACGTTGTCAACCTCACTTATTATCACGGGTTCGAGCCAGACGAGCCAGGCAAGATGCAACCTCAACCGGCAATGATCGGCAGGGCGCAATTCGTTGAAGCAGACGAACGTGGGCTTTGGTTTGAACCGTCGCTTGACTTGGAAGAACCGCTTGCCAAACGACTGGTGGATGCAGGGCTTGAGAGCTTACGCGCTTCGAGCGGTGCTGTAAACCACCTGGTACGAAAAGCAGATGGCGGAATCATTACAACCTGGCCTGTTGGCGAGTTGGCATTATTTGACACGAATGAATGGCGAAAACCGGCAAATGATTTTGCCGTAATCGAGGCTAAAGCCAACATCGAGTCGAAAGCAGAATTAGAAGTTACCGATCTTACGGAGGCGATCAC